ATAGTCTGCAACCTTTGCCTGTATTGCCTGTATCCGAGATGTTAACATTTCAGAATCTTCTTCAGTTGTTATCCAATTTTCTACATCAGCCCAATCAGGAGCCTGCATAACAGGTGGCACATAAACTGGAGATGTTGGTAGAGAGGCTATGGTAATAGCGCTTACTGAAGGTGTTGTAAATTTAGGTGTTTGAGGAGCAACTGGTACTGTTGCTGAAATAGAAAAATCACCAGGATCATTATCACCAAAAGCATTACCATCTTCACTTAAATTCCAAAAATCTTCAAAACTAACACGACCACTAAGAGTTGGCCCTGAATAAACAGGAGGAACTAATGATTCTACTGAGGTTTGACTAGCATTGCTATAATTAACTGTTGTAAGCGAAACAGCAGTTGGCTCAGTTCCTACAATAGAAAGACCAGGATCTGTAAATGAGACAGTTGTTATTGAAGGAGCACTAGGCGGTGAAGCAACTATTGCTGTTGATGGTTTTGTATACGTTGGTACATCCCCAGATATATCAGCTTTACTAACTGCAGAAACTGTAATAGGACTTATAGTACCAACTCCAGATACATCAGCATTAGTTGCATCTGTGTATGAAACAGTGCTTATTGCCGGAGTTACTGGAACAATCGATGATATTGTAAACACACCAGGATCGCTATCTCCAAATGAATTTGTAGAACCATCAAAAAAAGTATCAAAAGAAACTCTAGTTGTAAGTGATGGCTTGCTATATGTTGGTGCATTTCCACTAATATCTGCTTTGTTAACAGAAGCAACAGTTATGGCACCAATAGAAGAAGTACTTGCATCTGCATTGGTTGCATCTGTATAACTTACTGTAGATATAGTTGGTACAGCAGGTGGAACTGGAAGGTCTAAAGATCCAACAGTTCCAAGACTAGGTGCAGAAAATGTAGGTTTAGTATACGCTGGTGCACTTGCACTTATTGATATGGCACCAGTATCAAAAGATGGACTTTCTGGCGTTACCGGCTCTACAGCAGAAATACTTAAATCTGATATACTAGGATTGCTAGTTAAAGATATTGATGGCTTAGTATAAGATGGAGCAGACCAGCCAGACGTATCTACTGTTGATGCACTTATAGTAGGCACTGATGGAGAGACTGCTGAAATAGATAGATCGTTCCCAAAATCAGGAGCAGTAGGTGCTACTGGAACAGTAACATCACTCCAATCTGGCATTACATCACTTGATAATTTTGTAAACTCTTTAGCACATGCATGAAATATAATAGCATTCCTAAGATCAGAATCATCATCTAACTTAGAAAAGTCTATATACTGAACATGTGCAGTAACTGAATCGCTAGGAGCAGGTTTAATTTGTACCTTGTTAGCAGGATCCAACCAATACTTAGGAAACTTTGAAGTTGCCAATTTTAAACTATTTGAATCTGATATGTAAGGGCTATCCTCTATTGGAACCTCATATGCAGGATAACTACCTCTCCGTACAGATATAATATTATCAGTACCTACTGGAAGTGTTATCGCTGTTGGGCTAGAATCTCCTCCATGAGATGCCGCAGCTGTCTCAGAGGAAGCCCATTTTAATAAATTCTTTGGTACGCTTGATACTACAAACTTTTGTGCAGAAATAATGAACTGGTCGTCAGCGTCCGAAACGCCAGTTATGTTCTCTATGTCTAATTCTATGCTTGTTGTTGCCATGTTTAGTAGGAGGGGAGAAGTGAATCTCCCCCCCATTTGTTTAGTTTAGGTCGTTTAATAACCAGTTGCTGTAAAAGTACTAGCTTGTAATCCGTCAAGAGCAGTAGTTGCTACATTGACCAATGTTTTCCCGCTAACCATTACAACTTGTTCACTTACATACTCAAATGTAAGATCAGTTCCAATTGCACCACCAAACGTTACATCATTTTCATCAAGTTCCATTGATTTTTCACCATCAGATCGTTTAGTTACAATTGTAGTCATCCTAACATTCGTTGCATGTTCTGCTACACCAGCTCCATTACCACATCTTTCTTGAGTAATGACTCCAGCAAATACAGCTGAACCAGCATTTGGAAGTTGAATCTTAGCCGCTGCTGCCATTGTCCCACCAAATAAAATTCGGTATTTTAGTCCAATGGTAGCCTCAGTAGCGGTAGGCAGTTTAATTACTGCACCACTAGCTAAAGCAGCCGTTACAAAGACAGTTCCAGCATCTTTTGCTGATAATGCATGAGAAGCATCACCAGCAGTAATAACTGAAATTTCCTTAAAACCAACATTCCTTGCTGCATTGTTCAGAGCTCCACCAGCTTGATTTTGACCATATAAAGGTATTGCCATTTTTTATACCCCCTTATGTCCAGATAGCATGGGATTCGGCCATCGACCATTCCATACCAGCTTCGGTTAAGATCTGATCTACTCTACGGTCAACACCTGAATTCTCAAGTGTTTGAACGCCAACATAGACAGAAGTGTCACGATTAATACCATTACCAACAAGAGGTCTGTAAGCACAGTTCTTCATGTTGATACCTAGCATTTTAACATTCGTTCCATCCAGGTGAACATTACGAGCAACGTTCATGTCGCCATAAACAGTTGAGATCGTTGTAATGTCAACACCAAAGACCTTCTTGCGTCCTGTTAGTGTCATATTTGCTGAAGTATGGCTGTCAGACTGCCCTGCTGTTGTATCAGGTGATCCACCCGACCAAGGCTGAACAGCGCCAATATTATTAGCAAAGTATCCACTCAGCTTGTGCAACCAGTTGTATACTTCTGTAGAACAGAAGAATACAGTTGCACCACTGTTATTGTAACGAGGATCAAGAAGATTGGAAAGATCGTCTAGGAAACTATCCTGAGACTTTGTTGCCACAGCCAAGCTAAATGCATTACCATAGCTTGAAATGTAATCAACAGCACCCTGAGTATATTGAATACTATCACCATCTGTATACTGAGATCCAAATAGCAATGATGTTTCAACATCCCATTTATGCTCGATCAACTTCTCACGCCACACACGAGCCCACTCACTGGATTCGAACTTCAATACAGTAGCACGAGCCGTATTGGTCATTGCCATTGAAGTTTTCCAGATCTGAGTAAGACCATGGTTGCTTTGGTAAGGTTGATCGATCCAAGTTTCTGGAAAACCAGAACCTTCAGCATGTGCTGAACCAACTACATACGTCCTTGCTCTTTCAAGCGTAGATGCAATAGATTTATCAGCAACAACTTCGTCACCAGCAGAATCGCCAGAAGGACTGAAGTTGTTATTGTAGTAACCAGCAAATCCAACATAACTTGAATCTGCGGCCTTTACAACCTTACAGGTCACAACTGCAGGATATTTACTATCTTTTGCACTGCTTTCCCATGTGGATGCATCAACATCTGATACTCTTGCAAGCATGTAGCTTTTACCCCATGACGTAGCCGCACTTGCGCCTTCTGTCATCACAGGGATCTTGATCAATTGACCTGGTAAAAAGAACTTTGGTGTAGTTCCACTTGCTCCAACGTCAACCTTATTTGATGTGTTACCATAGATATTCTGAACGTTACCTTGATACTTATAATCACCTTCCATATACAGTTTTAAAGTATCACCGACCGCTACAGAAGTTCCGGTACCACCATCGTTATACGCTTCTATCGTGTCATCTGCAAATTCATCTGCACCATCATTTTGCACATAACCCATGACATAAGCATATCGTTTGTTAAACGAAGGACGTTTCTCAGTATACTTGAACTGAGGATCATCCGTCGGTTTTTTTGATGCCATACTCAGAAATCTGAAGAATGGATCTTGAGGGATTGCAAGCTCAGATACACGACTACCAAAATTATACTTTCTCCTGATATCACCAGTAGAAAGATTGGTACTTGTACCCGGCCCTCTTCCATCAAAGTCCGCTACAGTAAGATCTGTGTTAGGCGTCACAACTGATACATAATCAGCCATTACGAACTCCTTATTTTAAGTTCAGACAGATCTTATGAAATTATCTATCCGAACAGGTTGTCTAACTCATTATCAGTACCCAAGAGAGCATCGAAAACAGAATTTTCGGCACCTTTTTCTTGACCACTGCTATTTGCTCCGCTGACTGTAGACGGCATGTCTCGAACATTTTTCATCTGGTTTAACATATCCTTTTTGGTAGCCTGTGCAACGTTACCTGCGACTTTTTGCTTATTCTTTAGAAAGTTGATATCATCAAGAGTCAGAGTATGTGTCTTTGCCCAATCAACCATTTCCATGTATTCATTGTCAGACATTCCAGAGTCCTTTCGGAACCTGGCCTCTTCATCCAAACGTTTTCTTTCAACCGCCTGTTGAGAAGCATTTTGCTTTTCACGTTGTAGCATACTACCTACTCTTTGCTGAACGATCTTATCAACATGAGCATTCATAAGCTTTGCACTATCCGAATTTGGATCGCCCATGGCCTCCTGCTCATTGTAGATAAAATCCTCGTCCAAACCAAGAGAGGACTGTATGGTTTTTGATGGTTGCCCACCATTTACCAGATAATCTCGGACATGCTCTACAAGCCCGCTATCGTTTTTCATTGCTTCAAGAACAGGAACAAAAGGTTCTACACTCTTGTACTGTTCAGCGAGCTTGACGGCTTCACGACTGCTATCAGCATATCGTTTCTTGTAAGGATTGCCGTCATTGTCCCAGTCCACACTATTGGAGCCAACAGTTTCTTGATTGCGAGTTACCTGTTCGGGATCGCTTATTGATTGTTGGGTTGCCTCTGTGGTGTCTTCTTGTATTGCTCCGTTTACTTCATTTTCCAGAGCATCAAAAAAGGATTCTTCAGAAGAGCCAAATACAGCTTTCTCTGCTGGATCCACAACGGGAGCATCAGACTGCTGTTCTGGGTTACTTACTGAATCTTGAACTAAATCGTCCATTATGTACCTCTTTTATTAGTTATACTATTGAATTATTTTACGAATTATTCTTATTACCTTGCAACTGGTTTCGAGCTTTTTGTATTTCCATCTGCATTTCTTTCTTTTTCATGGCCGCCTCGTTGCTTAAAGCGCCCTGAATAACTGCTTGTTCAGCCTGTGTTTGTCGATATGTATCTTTTGTATCACCCTTAACCTGTTCTTTTTGTTTTGTTATCTCCATTTCTGCCTGCATGACCTTCCCTTTGATACCAGCTTGAACAAGTTGTCTCTCAAGTGTCTCTATCGTTCCATCTTTATCCTTGATAGCCTCCTGTAATTGACCAAGTTGACCTTGTAATTGAGAATAAATACTCTTTCTCTTTGCAATAAGATCTTTCTTTTTAATGTCTGTTTCAGCTAGTACGGCTAGATCGTCAACAACACCAAGTTGTAATAACTCTTTTAGTTCAGCAAGATATGCCCATCTATTGATGGGTAGAGTAGACCCAGC